GATGGTGCATGATCCCAGCACAATTGCAATGGGAAATGCCCGTGATATGGAGAAGGCTATCGCAACGCTGAATGAGGTCAAGGAGTCCATTATCAACGCATATATGGCGAAAACCGGTCTGTCCCATAACCGCATCAGCAAGCTCATGTCCGATGAGACATGGATCAATGCGAAAAAGGCGGTCGAACTTGGCTTTGCAGATGTGATCCTGTTTGACGAGAAAAAGCCAGAGGAGGATGAACCTGACGAGGACAAGCCTGAAACTCCCGATGAGGAAGGCGGTGACGAGGACGGGGATGAAAAGAAGGAAACCGAAAAGAAGCCGTTCAAGCTGGACTCCGGCGATGCCCTTTGGCAGTACAGTACCCGTATCATGGGGCAGACCATCTTGGGCAAGATCACCGCTTCCGCAGCACCCGAAAGCACAGAGCCGCCCGATGACGGCAAGGCAGAGGTTGCACAGAAACCTTCCGAGGAAGGGCTGACCGCACCGACAGTTACAGTACCGGATATGCCTGTGATCGGTATGGACGGCAAAACCGCAGACGGCTCGATGCCGTATGAAATTCTGAAACAGCAGCTTGCTTTCATGAGATAAGACACATCTCACAAGCAGGCTGTATTTTTATGACCGCCGGAGTTTTACCTCCGGAGAATAGGAGAAAAAGATATGAGCAAGATCATGGAACTTCGCACAAAGCGCAATACCCTGTGGGAGCAGACTAAGGCATTTCTTGAAAAGCACCGTGGTGAGAACGGTCTCGTGGAGGCTTCCGCAGTGGAGCAGTACAACAAGATGGCTGGTGAGGTGCAGGCACTCGGCGCTGAGATCGAGCGACTGGAACAGCAGGCAGCCCTCGATGCGGCACTTTCCGCACCGACCAGCAAGCCTGTCACCAACGCTCCCGGTACCAAGTCCACGCCGCCCACAACCCCTACCGCGACAGACGAGTACAAGTCCGCCTTCTGGGATATGATCCGCAACAAGGGCGATCAGCTTGCAGTCCGCAACGCGCTTTCTGTCGGTGAGGACACCGAGGGCGGCTACACTGTGCCGGACGAGTTCGTGCGCCTGTAAAAGGCGATGTTTACAGTAGATTAGGCTCTACACCGCACAGCAGAGCGGTTGTCAATCTGCCTAACCGATGACAGGAAACTGGACACGGGAACACAGCACGGCAGAAACGCAGGAAACGCCAAAAGGATATGAGGCGAGTAGTACCTGCAATGACAAGATAACATAAGGATAAGGCTGGATTGCCAAAGCAAAGGTTAGCTCCTTTTTCCGGGAAGGGTGTGGAAATTATCCTGAAACCACTTTCATGATTCCACCATAATATTGAATTCGTTATGGTGTCTGCTATAGGTCATGAAGCAAGCGTGAGACCACGTGAGATAAACCGAAATGCTATCCGACAGTTATCACTTGCCTATAAGCATCGTTAAACAGGGATTGCCTAAGTGGAAATGCCGAAAGGCTATGTCTATTCGAGACTGAATATTCCATATGGCAACGGAGCTTCCGTAGTAGTCCGAGGTGGGTAACGCCCACTACATGGCGAAGGGAAGCAGTTTGTTAATTCCAAAGTAAGAAGATGAAAGGGAGGAGAATCCTCATGAATCCAACATCGGAGATTTTGGAGCGTGTCAATAAAAGTTCCTCGGAACATCATGACGGAGTCTTTACAAGGCTCTTTCGCTACCTTCTGAGAGAGGACATTTATTTTGCAGCTTACCAGAAATTATATGCAAACAGTGGAGCAATGACTCCCGGAAGTGACAACGACACAGCTGACGGTTTTGGTGCTGAATATGTGTATGAACTGATTGAAGAATTGAGGTCAGGAAAGTACAAGCCGAAGCCTGTGCGCAGAGAATATATCAGGAAACAGAACGGAAAAATGCGCCCACTGGGTATTCCGTCATTTCGAGATAAACTTCTGCAAGAGGCGGTTAGAATGTTTCTGGAAGCAATCTATGAACCGTTATTTTATGACCAGTCACATGGTTTCAGACCGGAGAGAAGCTGTCATACAGCTCTAGACCAGATAAAGACAAATTTTCGTTCTGTAAAATGGTTCATAGAAGGTGACATCAAAGGTTGTTTTGACAATATAGACCATGCAGTGCTTATCAAGACGTTAGAAGTCAAAATCAAGGACAGCAGATTTATCAATATTATCAGAGCTTTCCTGAAAGCAGGTTATGTGGAAGATTTTCAATACCACACAACACTCTCCGGTACACCGCAGGGTGGAATTATATCCCCTATCCTGGCAAATATCTACCTGCATGAGCTTGACCGAAAAGTCATGGAACTCAAGGAAAAGTTTGATAAGCAGTCTACACGACACCAGACACCGGAATATCTTCATTTAGCAAAAAGACGACAGACACTTCAGAAGAAGATTGACCGGGTAAAAGGTGAAGAACGTGAGCTGGCAATTAAGGAATATAAAGCGGTGTGCAGCCAAAAGCTGAAAACACCTGCCAGAATGTCCGACGATAAAAAGCTTGTATACTGCCGATATGCTGATGATTTTCTAATTGGAATCAGCGGAAGTAGAGAAGACTGTGAAGAAATTAAGGAGATTCTGAGAGAATTTCTATCAACGCAGTACCATTTAGAGTTGAGTGCTGAGAAAACAAAGATCACACACAGTGCTGAACGAGTACGTTTCCTTGGTTATGACGTTGCGGTACGCCGAAGCCAGAAGATAAAGAAAAAGGCAAACGGTGTTAAACAAAGAACGCTGAATAACTCTGTAGAATTAACTGTACCTCTCGAAGATAAGATCATGCAATTCTTGTTCAAAAACGACATCATAGAACAAAAGCCAAACGGAGAAATTTGGGCGGTTTGCGTTCCAAGATTAAGACATCTTTCGGAAGTGGATATTGTGAACAGGTATAATGCACAAATCCGTGGCATTTGCAATTATTACTGCTTAGCAGCGAATTATGATAAGCTGAATTATTTCCGTTATCTTATGGAATATAGCTGTCTAAAGACGCTTGCAAGCAAAAGCAACAGCACAACGAGAAAAATTATCCAAAAGTATCGTCATGACGGTAAATGGGCTATTCCCTATGAAACCAAAGGTGGTATCAATTATGCAAAACTCGTCTCGTTAGCTGACTGCAAAGCCGGTAAATTGATGTCCGATAAAGACCCATGGCAATACAAATCCTTTGACACGAAAAAGCTGTCGCAATATGTACGGCTAAGTGCAGGGGTATGTGAGCTGTGTGGTGATAATAGTGATTCCTGCTGTATTTATCATGCAGGTAAAATGAAGAATCTGAAAAGCACTACGGAATGGGGCAAGAAAATGCTTCACATGAGACGTAAAACGTTGATTGTTTGCCCGAAATGCTTCAAAAAGATTCACAGGGAACAAAATAAATGACATGTCAATAATGAATGGAAAGCCGTGTACATCGAGAGGTGTAAGCACGGTTTGGGAGGGGCTTTGTGCAAACCTGTCATCGAAAGATGATAAGGCGGCACACTGCTACCTCACGAGCGCAGACTGATTCAGGCTCTCGAAGAGAATAACATCTTCCGCCAGATGGCAACGGTCATCAAGACCAACTCCGGTACCCGCAAGATTCCGATCGCCAACGATACGATGGAGGCACAGTGGATCGATGAGGGCGAGGAAATTCCGGAGACCGACACTCGTTTCGGTCAGACCACTCTCTCCGCATACAAGCTCGGCACGATGATCAAGATCAGCAACGAGCTTCTGCACGACTCCGCCTTCGACCTCGCATCGTATATCGCCGCACGTTTCGGTGTGGCAATGGGTAATGCCGAGGAGCGCGCGTTCTTCACCGGTGACGGCGACAAAAAGCCCCTCGGTATCCTCGATGAGACCGGCGGTGCAGAGCTCGGCGTGGAGACTGCTTCTCAGACAGCGATCACTTTCGATGAGATCTTCGACCTCTACTACAGCCTCAAGAGCCCGTATCGCCGCAACGCACAGTTCGTCTGCAACGAGACCATCCTTCTCCAGCTCATGAAGCTGAAGGACAAGAACGACAACTACCTCTGGAAGCCGTCGCTCGACATCGCAAAGCCAGATACACTGCTCGGCAGACCAATCCGCACCTCTTCCTTCATGCCCGGTATTGCAAAGGGCGAGCGTGTTCTGCTCTTCGGCGACATGAAGAATTACTGGGTGGCAGACCGTCAGAACCGCACCTTCCGCCGTCTCAACGAGCTGTATGCCCGCACCGATCAGGTCGGCTTCCTCACCACACAGCGTGTGGACGGTCGTCTTATCCTGCCGGAGTCCGTGAAGGTGCTGAAGATGGCAGGTACGAAGTCCAACACCACGGGCGGCGGTACGACTGGCGGTAACACCGGCGGCAACGGCTGATAAGAACGGAGGGCAGATAAGTGAATCTGATCTCACTGCCTGAAACAAAAAACTATCTCCGTGTTGACCACTGTGAGGATGACAAGCTCATCC